CGGCAGGCACAGAGAGATATGATTTCTCTGTGATCCAATTATGCGACTTTGGAAGGCCCAACCTCACTGGGTATTCGGGTTTCCGCACCACTTACCAACTGTAGCGACGCCTCTTATGTGAAGGATAGCCGCGAACGTTCGTCTTAACCGACCCAACTTTGGGTGGCTCGGACTAATAATAGGCGACCGGATTGATGTAAGCTGAAAGACCTCTCTGCACTAGAATTGAGGAAAGTAAGAGCATCAATACTCCTATCTCTTCATCCTAATGTAGAGTGTCAGTTGGAGAAAGAATGCGGACTTAGGTCGGGAAGATGGCGTAGCTAACCTTCGGAAATTCCTAATGATTAGCGCCCAACCCGAGGCGACCTACTGCTCCTCAAAAGGGAATACAGAGGCCGTAGCGCAATACACTACCAACTTTTTAACAATGCCACGAAATTATTTCGGAATGTACCGATATATTCCGTTAGGCACGTCTCTAGTTGGGGCGATGCTAGTCGGTAGACTGACCCAAGTGGGCAACAGTCTTTCATCATTCAGTCCTAGATCAGTACGCGGATATCTAACTTTGGCTCAAGCTTGGACCAAAGTGGATTGGGGTAAACAGAGTCTATATCCATACGTGGTTATAGATCCGCTTTCTCCAAGTGCACTTCAGTACTTGGACAAGACGGGATACCTCGCGCTCCAGAAGGTTTGTCTATCAAAAGACAAAGAGCTTCTGGTCGTAGCGACTCCTGATTCCACACCTCCAAAACGTGACAACACTGGTAAAGTGATTGGCACGAACCCGTTCGAAATGGATGGGAAACTCCCCTTTCTACCATTCGTGGGTTGGATGAAAGCTAGAGTGCGTCATGCACGATACTTTTATTCCGCGGTCAAAGCTAGCGTCTATGTCGATAAAAAGACAAAGAGGCGAAAACTTGTATCACGGGAGAAAGCCTTCGTGCACTTGCAAAATGGCATGGTCTTACCAACCAAGAGAAATCTTGTTTGGCTACTCCATACGTGGGGCTCACTGCTCTACTTTTGGAGTGGACTAAATCGTCGCAACTCCAAGATGGTGTCTTTACACCATTTTGGTCAAAGGTTACTATCCTCGTTAAGCAAAGAGGGTAGTGCAAGGCTCGTGATAAGAATGAAAGCGCAACAATTTGCGATTCTATCTTATCTAGCAGGGAGACCTCTTACCGACAGCCGTTCCGTCTTTGGAATAGCCATTGGTTTAAGATACGGGTTACCAACCCAACTCGCTGTGAGCACGAGAAGTGCTTTGAGACGAAAGTCTCTTCGCACGGTCCGTGTATGGACTTCACTACTTAACGCCTACAAGGCGCTCTCTGCGCCTTACGGTGAGCTTGACTACAGTAAAATACAGTCTCCGCGTCCCACCATCGTGATTCCTTCAGACTTTAGTCTATTCCTAGACAAATTCTGGGGTTTCATGACGTGGTCCACGAAACAGAAGATCATGTTTACATGGTCTTCTGCCAAGACGTATCTCTCCGTTTCTGCTGGCCCTAATCACAAGATAGCGCTTTTTGGCGCTGCTCTAGATGCTTACTATTGGACCCTTCATCCGAAGGCTCCAATTTGGAAGCTCATCGATGCAACTGGGAACTTTCCTATTCGAATGATGATGCAAACTTTAGCATCAAAACTCGTCAAGGATAATCCTTCGTTGGTCGGTGAATTCCGTGAGCATTTGAAAGCTGGAAAGCTTTCTGTGAAAGAGGAAGCAGCAGGGAAACTGCGTATCTTCGCGATCGTAGACTATTGGACTCAAACCATTTGCGAACCCCTTCATAAGTATATCTTCTCTTTATTGAGAACTATACCTACTGATGGGACTTTTGATCAAGAAGGAGCAATTAACTCCTTCATGAAACAAGAGGAGAAAGAAACAGAATTTTTCTGTTACGATCTCACCTCCGCAACGGATATGATCTCTACAGAATTGTATGAGATCGTATTCGGTAAGATCCTAAGTCCACGAATCGCTAAGCTCTGGCTAGCAACTCTGACCGATAGAGAGTTTGCCCGGCCACATGGTTACTCTAGTGGACCAGGTATACGCTACACAAGGGGACAACCCATGGGGGCGTTGTCGTCTTGGGGCGCTCTTGCCATCGTGCACCACTGTGTGGTGCAGTATGCCGCGTATCGTGTAGGACTTCCTATGCCAAATACTCGTTACCGAGTAGTTGGTGATGACCTCCTAATCGCCGGTAAAGCGCTTGCTAAATCCTATGTTGAGGTTTGCGAAATCTTTCAAATTCCTTTGAACTTGAAGAAATCGTTCACCTCAAACACTTCCTTCTTCAACTTTTGTCAGCAATCGATCCTGGCTGGTGAAAATATTTCACCAGTTTCCTTTAAAGAGGAACTACAGGTGGCGGGTGCTCCATCTCGATTAGAGATGGCAGCCCGAATGCTCCGACGAGGTTGGGGTGAGAAGATTTCAGACCCCCCTAATATAGAGGGTAAGAAATTAGGTAGCGCGCTCCGTCTGCTCTTTCAGCCAAGAGATTGGCTTCGAGAGTGGAAGAGCGCTAGCAAATCAGGGGAATTAACCCCTCATATTGCTAGAGCGGTACGGTTATTATTGGGTCCTAACCCTTCAATTCTGAAGAGTTTAGGAGTCCAAACAGGAGCTCTGCAAGCTTGGTTCCTGAGCCTAGGCTCGGGAGGTGGGCTTCTTGCTCCTTACCGAAGGATCTATGATCCTACGTTTGGTGTACCAGACGCGCTGGCTGCTCGGTTCATTTATGAACTGGCTGATCGTTTGCAAATGAGCATTGCTCAAAAGCATCAGACCAACCTCGCGAGCATGAAAGTGTTCGAGAGTTGGG